TTTTTTAAGCTGTTGGTTTTTACAAAAATTAGAAAATTCTTCCTCAACATACTTAAGATCTTCATCTGATGCTTTATATGCTTCTCTTAATTGTTCTTTAATAGATACTTGTAAAACTTCATTATCCATTTTTTTAAGTTCTACTTTAAGAACATCCATACTTGGAGTAGTATGATATTTTTGATAGTATTTTAGGATTTCTTTAATAATCCATCGGTGTGCTGTGTTGTCAAAGTATTCTTCACTTAACACATCTTGAATATTCAATAGAAATTCTTTATGTGTTAAAAGTGAAGACAGTACTTTAACCTGGAATCCTATTCCGTATTGTGAAAGATTTTGTAATGTCATATAACTTATTTTTTAAAACTGTTTATTACTTTAAATGTATTGGTAATTGTTAATTCAGGATCTTTCATTAGTTTATTTAATCCATCTTCATTATAAAGTAACATAAATGCTTTGGTATTCAAAGCTGGAGGTAATTCTTCTGAGAATTCTTCTAGGTATTGTTTTTCTACTTCATCAACTAGTGGTTTTCCTAAATCCATAATTTTATAATTATTTCTTAATCGATCCTCATCTTGAAGTACTCGAGCGTAAATAACATGCTCTTTTAATTTTGATTCTGCAATGCCCATTAAGTCATCAAAAGACAGAGGGCGTTCAAGTAATTCAGGAAACTTTTTAGTAACACCTTTTTTACCTAAACCTTTAATACCCTCTACTTTATCTGAATTATCACCTAACAGTGTTTTGTATAAAATAAAATTTTCAGCTAATACACCATAATTGCTCTTAATCATTTCTTTGGTATAAAATTCTTTTTCAGCTGGTCTATATACTGTTATTTTATTGTTTACTAATTGAATAAAATCTTGGTCATTAGATACAATGAATACCTTAGAACCATGTTTAGTAGACAATATATCACTTAAATAGGCGATAATATCATCGGCTTCTACCTTATTCATACTAACTGTTTTAACAGGTAAGCATTTTAAATAATGAATTAACCTAACAGTTTGGTTAACCTTAGAATCATGTTCCTCTTCTAGTGAATCAAAAACGTCCCAGTTAGTGATTCGAACTAAGTTCCTACCTGATTTGTACTCAGGTAATAGATTCTTTCTGTTTATAGAAGAACCAGCACCATCAAATACAACATATACAGAAGTTGGTTGTAATTGATTTACTAAGTAATTTAATGAGCGTAAAAAACCTCCTAGGCCACCAACATGCGCTCCATCTTGGTTAACCATCTTCATCATAGCAAAATTTCTAAAAAACAAATTCAATCCATCAATAAGCAATACTCGCTCATGAGGGTTTGTTAGTACTTCATCTTCTTTGGTTACTTTGCCTAGAAGGTTTATCAAGTCGCTCTTTTTCATGTTATTTAAATATAACAAATTTTCTTAAATAGGCCAAACTTATTCCCCATCCATTAAGTCTAGAGGAATATCTCTGGTTGATTCATTCCAATCTGATGAATCTTCGATTACTTCAAACTTTCCATCTCCTAGAATGTCTTTCCATTCCATAGAATGTGCTTTCTTGTAAGTATCAATTTCTTTTTTATCGTCCTGAATAAAACCATGAATAGTAGCAATTACAACACTCTTTGTTTGTAATCCTGTAACGTGGTTCTTATCACATGATACTTTAGTTCTTACAGCAAATTCTACTTCCTTACCGTCTTTAGTTGCTTTAATTTTACTTGTACCACTATTAGTAATGTTACCAAAAGTCAATACAATAGAAGCATCCAAAAACATAGTCTCACCATTTTTCATCTTCATTTTAGGTTGTGCCATAATATTTTCAGCTGGTGCAACCCAGATCTTATTAATAGCTACCATTGAATTAGTGAATGGTGCGTTTTCTTTTCTAGATAGAGGGAAACGTTGATTAATAAAGTTACCAAATTGTTGAGACATAGCTCCTGCGTTCCACATAGGATTGTTTTTATTTGCTTCAACACTCATTTTACAAGGTATTGAACCAATTGAATCCCAGAAGAAACACAAGTCATAAGGCAAATTACCTTTTTTCTGTTCGTCCAACAAATCAGCAATAAATTCAGCTACGTCTTCAATAGTACCTAACGATGATCTATCTTTATAAATAAAGAATCCATCATGGTCAACTACTTCTCCTGTAGTTTCATCAACTACATCATTAAGTTGGAAACCCATTGTACGAGCGTGTTCCCAGGACCATTTCATTTCAGTAATAATAAAAACAGGTAAGATACCCATTTTTTGAGCGCTAATTGCTAACTCAAGTAATGCTGTAGTCTTACCTGTATTACTGTGTCCTCTTAATAATGTGATGTGACCTACTGGAGCGCCGGCTACTGAAATTGAATCTTGTAGTGCTTTTGAGAATGGAATCCATTTTTGTTCTTTAAACTTAACAGTTCCATTCAACAATTTCTTCTCCTTGAATTTCTCAAGGTTGAAATTTGCTTTAATCTCTGTAGAGATTGCTTCCGTTAGCGATTCGCTTTTTTTAGGTCTTGGCATAAAATAACTTTAAGTTAATTAGAACGGCAAATCATTACTTTCATCTTCGTCTTCAAACAAAGAATCAAATTGATCAGCTTTGTTGGCTTTAGGAGCCATAGGTGTTTTTAAAGCATAAGCTTTAACTGGAGCTACTTCTACTACTGCTTCTTCTTCATCCTCATCTACATCTCCAGAAGCATCTTCAGGTGACAACCAATTTTGCAATACTTCTTTTAAAGCATCAAATTCCATTTTTCTTTGAATTTCTAACAATACTGGTTGTTCTTTAAGGAATGTCTGAATTAATGAGGCATCAGAACTTAATGAAGTTGTTTTAGGTTTAATACGAATTGATGATTTAAGACCTTGACGACCACCAATGTCACCTTTAACTACATCAACAGTAAAGTCTCTACCATCATTGATGTCTGTGTAGTCTCCATAATCTTCATCTTCAGCAATACCTAAAAGTTGCATGTAAATTTCTTTACCAAATTCCCAAAGGCGTACTCCTTTTTCTTCCTCACCACGTACAATTACAGGAGCAAAAACTCTCATTTTTGGGTCTAATTTCTTAGCCAATACCCAGTTTTCACGATCATTGGTTTTACGAAGTTGAGCAGCAAATTCTACAATCGGGTCTTTTTCATCCCAGTTAGTTAAGGCGTAGATAGGAAATTTTGAAAATCCATAGTGAACAAAAACCTCTTGAAATGGGTTTTTAGGATTCAATTTAGAAGGAACAATACGAATTTGGTACTTTCCTTCTTCTTTTGGTTTCCAGTAAACTTTTGAGTAATCAATTTTTTCTTTCTTGCCTGTGTTGTTCGTCGACTGTAATGAATTTAGTCGTTGTTTGATTGATGCAATATCCATGATTTTTATTTATTAGTTTAATATCGGAAATATATGAACGAGGTGTTATAAAACCTAGTTAAGGTGGGCCCTCTTTTAAAGGGCCCTTATTTTATTATTTTATAAATCAAAAATCGAAATCATATAAATCCTCATCTTGCTCAATTTGATCATTTTTAAATTCAAGAAAATCTTCATATAAATTTTTATCACTAATTCCTTCATATGCTTTTATATCATCCGCCTTCAAAATGTCATCTAAATATATTTCAATATGTTCATCTATAACTTTATGTTGTTTTAAAGTAGATATAACAAATTTTTTAAAACTTTCATAATATTCTTCATCACTCATGTCTTTATGAGGTAACCAATCTTCATTCAAACGAGATTGAGTAGTTACTTTATTTTCTACTAACCACTTTTTAGCGTCAAAGTTATCTGCTTTTTTCATATTATTTAATATGTCATAAATATAACAAAGAAATCCTAAATTGCCAAACCGGTTTTTTACAGTTCAACAATCTTATAAACTTTTGTATTCAATTGTTTCAACTCATTATGGTTGGTTAACAAAATACAGTTTTTATAGTGCTGCCAGTTTACACGGTAAGATGGATCAACCACTCCTCCGTTTAACTTTTTTATCAAATCATTCAACGCATTAATAGTATAAAGCGTATTGGTTTCTTTCTTTCTATGTACTAAAATAGTATTCAATGGAATACCTTCTACATTACCCTGTTCTACATTATAAGTAACAACATATTCGTCTGTACTTTTTACATACAAAACAAACATCTTATTATACATGATAGAATATGCTCTAGTTAAGTCATTAATCAGGTCATCTAAACCCTCTAAAGCTGTAAAAGTGCAAAATAACTTATTGTTCACGTCGCGTATAGTAGTTAAATCAAAATCGTATCCACTATACATATGTTTATCCTCTTGTAAAATCATAGTCATAACCTTTTTTCGTTTTTGTAATTAATTTATATTTCTCAAATATTTTATTTATCTCAAGTTCAATACCATCTTCCCTGTCTCCTAGCTCAAACAAAAAGCTATCATAAGTATATAACACTATCTTAGTTTTCTTACCCCTTAATAACTTATGTATATCCATTAATATCCTAGTATTAATAGCTGTTTCTATGTTTTGCAACATATAGTTAAAAAGTTTTTGCGGATTCATATTTTCCAGCTTATCCTTTTCAAAGCAATAACCTGAAATCGGTACAGTAACTTGACCGGAGTTATTAAATGCCTCCCAATTTATTGCTACAAATTCTTTTACTTTCTTAAAAAATTCCAGATGCTCATACTCTTTAAATACACCACCATAGAGTTGTTTAAAAGTGATTTCTTTTGCTTCTTGATAACTGGTTTGGTAGAGGTCGGCAAACGCCTGGTGGACATCTGAAACGCCAAAATCATAGGTAAGTAAGCGACCGACAATAGTAGGATGATATGCGCTAATATCGAACTCAACAAATCCATGACTCGATATGTAGCTTCTCCTTGAGCCATCTTCTTTATTTATTGCTGCGAAATTAACACCATTAAAAGAGTTACTTGGTCTACGGGTTGTTGTAGCCAAATTGTAACTTGTGTAGATCCTATCATCGCTGATTGAATAAAATTCTTGATTGAGTTCATAGTGTTTATCAAATTCATATTTATCTATTTTTAATCCGTTTTTTTCAATACCAAAGAATGCTAATACTACCTTGCTGTTATAAAAATCAAACCAATCGGGTAGTTCCTTAGGTAAAACACTACGAACGTGACTATAAATATGTTCACACTTCTCATAGTGCTTAGTTACCGGTATTAGTTTATTGGTTTCTTTATATGTAGGATATTTGGAGTAAAAGTAATTATATACTTTAGGTGGATCTTGTATATACGGAGGAATAATTTGGGATAGGTCGCACAAGCATTTTAATGGAAAATAATATAAAGCCTGTTTTTTATCTTGTACCCATACTCGTTCTATTTTTTGTAGTATAGCGTTTATTAACGTTTTATTAAGCGAGGCTGTTTCACTATGCGAAACACATAACATATAGCCTTTAGTGTCGTTAAACGGCCTAATATAAACTAATGATATATTATTTAAGGCAGGATGAACATTATCATGGTAAGGAATAATTTCAACAAAAGCTTCCTTAATTACTTTTTGTTGTAATACTTCTAAATCTTTATCTGTCTCAATTAGCCAAAACATAACCTTTATTGATATTAATATAACATCAATATATTATACAACCAAATTATTGGTAGTATTTTGTCCAATCAAATTTTAAGTATTGATCTAAGGCAGGTAATTTTAAAGTAGTGGAAGTTAATAAAGTATTATCTCTATTTACTTTAGCT